CGCTGTCGTAATTAAAAAAAATCAGCTTGCGCAACTCTCCACTGTGAGCGTTTGGGAAACCGCCCGCTGGCCCAGCACCCCTTTTCCTTCGCATCCCACGACTCATCGTAGACCTTGCGTAACCGCCAGCACGGGCAAGTACCCGACGTTCCTTTTTGTCGAGCGCGTCACCTATCCCTTTGCGGTCGATGAAACCTTCGAAAGTTGCATTGAAAAAAGGTGCCATCAGTCACGGAATACCAATCCAAAAAAGGCGGAAAACAAACCTGTGTCGCGTATTAATTCGACGCTAAAAGGCAGCCTATCCACGGTTTCGTCAAACCCAACTAGCCGATACCCGGCTACATTCCAATCGTTTTCAAAACTTAATTCCATGGCCTCTATGAGTGACGTAAGCTTGTCTGACTCTGCAACTTGTGATGCGGATTGTGAGGAAAGTTTCTTTTGCACCACCACAAAAACGCTGTAGTTTTTCTGCCACTTGCCACGCGTCACCTCCTCGGAAGTCCGTGGCCCCTTGAATACGGTTACTGTTACCGTTTCCGCTTCTGTGATTTTCTCCCTTGGGAAAACGAGCCTTGTCGCGGCGTATTCGAATTCAAGTTCCAGCCCGTTTAATCGGTCGCAAACCGCTTCTGCTATCGCTGTACTACTCATTGCGCAACACCCTGCACTGTAAATACGCGAAGAACAGTTCGCGTCTGATCCGTAAATCGCCATGGGTCTATTTCGCCTTGATGGACAACTTCATGCGAATCCCCATCAACTACAATTCGATCACCGCGTTCCGGCTGGACTTTCACGCCATCAAACGCAAGATCGGAAGCAAGTATTAACCAGTCGGAAGAATCGGAAGTCGACTCTTCGTACTCTGATCCGTATTGCTCGGGCCTATGTCGGCCCGGTACGATCCGCAATTCGATCGCGTCGTTACCTCTAAAGTAAACGGCTTCCACGCCGGCCACGTGGAGTAGCGCGGCGTGATGCCGTAAAACGGAATTGGTAACAAGGTTTGCCATTATTTACGCCAGGATCTCTTCGGTGTCGCTGACGTTGTCGCTAATCACAATCGGGATGCCATGTGCATCCATCGGGAACGGTGCAGGTGCGCCAGTCGCGTTATAGGTCGTCCGGTCCTGCTGTAATTGTCTGCGGCTACGTCGTGACATTACCAAATGCGTCGGCATTTTTCCGACGGGATAAAGTGACAGGAATTCGGCAATTCTGTCGTCAGTCAGGCCCTTGCCTACATCACCGGTAAGATTCGCAATCCGACCTAAATCGAACGCAGAACCAACTTGTAAAGCCAGCCACAGACCGCCTGGCGTGTAGTACGCTGGGAAAGTCTTGTTGTCTGTCCCGGGGTCGACCAAGTGCTCGATGACTGACGTTTCGCCAAGCTGGATCGCAGGCCCATCGCCCTTGTAGATTCCGACGACACCGTCATTGCTTAACCGCACGCCATAGACGCTAGACGCCGTATCGGCGGTAGTGCCCGTCGCATCCAAAACCAATGCGTCCGAAGTCGCGTTGATTGTGTCCGCGTCGCGCAAACCGACGAAGCCGGCGGTATCACCGACAGCGCCCATTGTGTCCGCAGCGCCAACGATGCCGTTGATGAGCTGCTGCTCATGCTTGATGATCGCCGCTTGCATGTGACGCAATCCCTCTCGGGCGATTTCCCACTCTTTCCCTTTTTTGCTTGCGTCAGCCTGAGCAACATCTACCAACCAGGAGAAATCCAGGAATTTTAGGGCCACCGTCACCTTGGTATCGGCGCTCTTGTCCATCTCGCGTCCAGCATTCACATCGCGGAATCCGACGACGGGCGCCCCTGTCTCCTTAGTGTAGCTGTGCAGGACTCCGTTCGAGCTTTCCTCCATCCCGACCATGTCAAGCAGGGGCGTTGCCTTGAGGACGTCGATTACCTCGATGTCCGAAAGATCAAGCGAGTCTGCCACCAAATCCGATAGCGTCTTTAACATCTACAGGGTCTCCTTTGAATTAAATTTGCCCTGCATGGCCTGTGAATTTCGACGCTTTACGTTAGCGTCTATTTGATTTTAATCTTCGACGCAAAACCTTTGCGCTCAGTCTTCTCCTCAGCCTGGAAATCAACCGGGGTATCTTCACCTGTCTCGGCAGGCACCGAGAAACGCCGCTCAAGTGCAGCGATCTTTTCTTGTTGCGATTTATTTTGTAGAGCAAGGCACATGTCAAACGACTTGCCTTGCGCAAACCAAACCCCGCCCTGATCACCAAACGCCTCTAGATAATCATTGCCGGTATGCCCAGACAGCTCGGGGGATTCGTCCGACGCACTCCCTGCTTCGACCGTCTCAACAGCCTCGGCAACGGGTGCTTCGACAGCCTCTTCTTTGACTTCGTTTTCCGTACTCATAGCTTCGGCCTCCTTCTTCGTGATAGTAAGGTTGTGTTGATCGAGAAATCTTGAAACGAAACCTCGAACACGGTCCGGATCTAATCCCAGGCATCGAACCGCCGGCGCGTCCGGCGATTCGCCCAGCGCGTAAGCGGCAAGCAGCGTAGCCTCCTGTGCAACTTCCTGTTCCCGGTGGAAAAGGCCGTCGGGATTCGCCGCTGGTTCGTCGACGGCATCAACAGCGCGCAAGCTGCCTAGCCTTACGTGATGTAAATTCTGCGTGTTCTTTTCGTCTGGACTCTCAAAACCGTGGTCGCCAGTATGCTCGTGCTTGAAAAAGTCTTCTGAAACCATGTCTGCTTCAAAGGCTATCGATAGACCGTACGCCTCTGGATCTTCCTCGGCCATGGAAAGCAAATAAGACGCTAGGTTCCCGTCAGGCGTTTCGTGCGCCGCCTTGGAAAAATGTTGGTCGGCTATCACCTGATCGCCTTCGACTCTCGCCCCTGTTATGCGGCCGAGATGCCTTCCAAGTCCGTCGCCCGATAGACCTGGGTGGGTAAATCGAGACTTGACCCCCGTGTTACCCCTGTTGATCGAGTCTGCAACCTGCTGATTGAAAACCTCGTCAATCCAAATGCCATGGCCCAACGCTTCACCTTGCGTGATCACCGATACGCCGCGAATGATTCCAGCGCCGTACATGCCGCCATCACGATCAATCGCCACCGCTTTACCGGTCGATTTGTTCGATCGTAAATAACGGGGCGCAGTTTCCAGAGCACTTGTGACATTAGGCATCGGACCCTCCTTGGATTTCAATTTCGGGCCGGAACGCGGTCGAGTCGGCGTAAACTAAATTGACACCTTCCTTTTCCGCGTATCGCTGGGCCTTCGCGGTCATGCGAATATTTTCCTCTAAGTTTGTGCCGACGGTATTGCAGACGTTGTATGGGTTGTCGAATCCAGCGGCGACGGCCATGGCTTGGCCCCGCACTTCCTTGACCGGGTCCCACCAGGGGATGCCGTCTGGCACCCAGCAGGAAACGATCTGATTGAATTCCATACCTCGCGGCAAGGACAACTCGCCATCAACAATCAGTAAGCCAACTCGCCATCGTGTCCACTCGTTTAACAGTTGCTGCAAGCTCTCAATCTTTGCTTCGCAGCTTTTCTGGTATTGGATCAGACCGCCCCGCGAACCGTAGAAATTGGTAAACGATTCATCAAAAAAGCTGAACGGAATATCTAGCGACTTCAGCGCGACATGAATCATCAACTTCAGGAATTCGGTAGTCTCGGTCGACGGGTTGCGACTCTCGAGAATCTCAGCACTTTCGTTTGCGTTTAGATCGAGATTGAAAATCCCGCCCGTCATGTCGACTTCATGCGCTGCATCCGCGACATTGTCCGCGTCGGTATCTAACGTCGCTTTTGTTTGACCGCCGAAAATTCCTTCGTCGGAATCCTGCTTGACCACTAAGCCAAATAACTGGCCAATTTTCATTTTGGCCTGCGCGTACTCAAAGCCTTCGTAGGTATCCTGGAACCAATTCAAGCCGGCTGCAATTGGCGAGACTCCGCGTACTTGATCGTAGCGATCATAGAAAGCATGGAATAGCATATTGCGGGAAGGCACGCGCCGGCGTAGTGTCAGCCGTTGCGTGCGTCGGTCCCTGTCGCAGATTGCATACTCGCGAGATTCGCCCGTGCTAGGGTCGACACGTACGCCGTTTACCCAATCTTCCGGGTTCTGTAAATTTGCATTGCGCGGCATGAAAATGCGATTCGATTCGATTGCCTGAATTCGCCCACGGTTTCGACCGCTACGCAATTTGAGC